TTTTTGACCGTAGTTTTTTCAAGCTCTCCGTTTTCCTTGCGGTAAACAATTGCCCAGACATCTTCTCCCTTGCTGTTTTTTCCAGCCTTCTTGGTAACAATTACACCAATTGGAGTTCCATCTTTAGAGACGTGCATATCGCCAACACCAGCAGTGTCTACGTCATAAGTCTCTGGTTCTGGGGCAAGCTCGGTTACCGCCTCGGGGGAGTCTAAGTCAGGAAGAGACATGTATCTCTTAGATAGCTTGTTTCCCTTCTGGTCTACGGCTCTTCCAAAACGAGCAGCAATCTTTTCAGATCCACGGATCCATGGCTTATAGGTTGTCATAACCTTTTTAGCTTCTTCTCGGGTCATTCCGCTATCGTCTACAACAACCAAAGACTTGGAAACAGTCTCTACCGCTTCTGTAGTAATGTTTCCATCTTTAGTTAAGTATTCAACGAAAACATAGTCAAAGTAAATATTGTCAGTATTTCCGCTTTCCTGGGGCGAAAGAGATCTAACTCGTCCAATGGATGGCTCATCATTGTTGTTCAAGAATTCAACAATGGTTCCAGGTCTTAGAACCTTTCCATCAAAGCTAACGTGAGGCTTTTCAGCTGCTGACTCGTCAGAGAAGTCCCACATAGACTTGAATGCGTTAGTCAAAATTGCACTTAGACGCTTGCTATTCATCTCTGGGAATCTGCTCTTGTAAGAAGCACGAATCTTATCCAGAATGTTTTGAGCAGTCTCACTATTTCTGGCCCAAGTAGGTAGCTTATTTCCTAGTGCTAATAAGTGCTGAGCAACTCCGTCATAGTTTCCAGCAACTAAATCTTCATATAGACCAGTTCTGCTGGAACGCAATACGTTTCCAAACTGAGAGCCTTCTGCATAGTTGTAGTTAACGTGGAATCCAGTTGCCATCTTGTCAACTAGTTCTTCAGTAGTAAGAAGCAGAGTCTTTCCGCTTTGTGCTCTGTACCAATTGCTAAACTCATCTACATTTCCGCCAAACTCGGTGCGGAACTTATTTAGAAGATACTCTGCCTTCATTACTTCGATGTCTTTTGCTGCATCGGTTTCCGGTAGAGCATTGGCTGCGTCTAGATCAGCGAGAAGCTTTTGCTCATTAATCTTGCGCATTTTAGTGTTGCGCAAGTACTTCATTCTTGCCTCTAGGGTTCCTGGCTCAAAGTAAGTCTTGTAGTCTGGAGTTCCTGGCTTTCCGCCCTCGGCTGGCCATCCCTTGCCGGTGATGTAGTCAACCAAAGCAAATGGCTTCATCGCGCCCATGGACTGGCGCTCACTTCTGTGCCAGAAGGTCTCTGTGCTTCCATCCGGATTGGTTACATCTACACCAACTAAGAAGCCTCCACCATTGGTACGCGCAACTTTAACGGCATATCCATACTCAGTGCCGTCTGGATCAGCGAACTTACCACGCTCGAGTACAACTTCACCCTTATCGTTCACCTTAGCGTCAGGCATAACGTCTAGCAAAGTAGCTAAGACAGCGTCCGCATCCTGAGCCGCCTTTTTCTTGCCCTTTTCGTCGTAGATTTCAACAACATTTCCGTCTGCATCCCTAGCTACTGGAACCTTACGAGCTGATTCAGCATCCTTAATGTTTTGATCGGTAAATCCATCTGGTCGGGCGAAGTCTTTTCCATCATCTTTATTTCTTGGAGATGGTGGAGTGAATACCTTAGGCTTCTCTTTTTTGGCTGGCTTTGGGGGCACAACCTCTCCAGCAGACTCCTCTGGAGCCGCGCTGGGTTCTGGAGCTTTTGGCTTTTCTGGAGCTTTCTTTGCCACTTCTTCGGAAGGCTTTGGACGAGGAGGGGTTGGCTTTTTCTTAAACTTAGCGCGGTCTGGCTTTTCTACAATATTGACTTTGTCAGATGTACTTCCAGTTAAAGTCTTTTTATCGCCATTTTCATTTTCAAGGACAAATGAAAGCTTTGTTCCCTGACTTCCCTCTACTGGCTTAACCTGACGAACAATTGCTTGAACTCCGCTAGGGAACTGAATAACGTCACCCTCTACAAGTTGCTCTGCAGTTTTTGTTTTAGTGGGTTCTAATATTTTCTTATTCTCGAGCTTAGAAATTACTTCTGCTGGATCGGCTCCATCGAATACGTCATCAATTGCTTTTGAAATTGCACTTTCTTCTGGAGTCGTTGCACTTTCACTAGTAAGGTCGAAAGGAGTCCTATCAATATTTTGTAATCTATCTGACAGCTTCTTTACAAATTGATCGGATACTCTCTGATCTCCCTCTCCTGGGAATGCATCCTTTGGCAGTTCGCCTTTTTCCGCAGACTCAACAATTTCTCGAACTTCCGAACCTTCTGCAGCTTTTTCTGCAACAGCAGGAGACAATTTTGCTACTGGCTCGGCGTCGCGCTCTGCTCGACGGTCCTTATCTTCTTCATCAGTAAGACCGGTGTTAGCAAGCTCGATATCCAACTCATCTGCAGGCTGAGGATTCATTTCCTCTAGAGTCTGAGGTTGATCTGCTAGGTCTTCTGGTAGATCTGCAGTTAGGTCTGGATTAATTCCCTTGGAAAGTAGATAGTCTCTATCTAGCTTAACTTTTGACTTTAGTTCACCGTTCTTAGGATCAATTTCTACAACAGTGTTTTCTTCAATACCAAACTGTTCGTATCCCTTGCCAACAAGCATACGAATGTTGTTCTTTTCGCCTTCGCGAGTCGCCGTACCACCAATAGCTTTACCCTCTAACTTAGTGGAAGTGCCATCAGGAAGGCGCAAGTCTGCCATAAGTGCGGCACCGGTTGGAACCCAACGACCCCTCTTATCGCGGGGCTGCCTACGAGCCCTGAGGCTACGTTCTATGGAAGAGTTCTTGCCCGAAAAGGGATTGCCAGCAGCAACCGTTGGGTCATCGAGTTCAAAGGCGTCAGACATTAAAACCTCTATAAAGATATATTTAGCAAAGCTAACTAAAATTTTACCCTATAAAGTACATACCTTAGTGGGCATGATTAGAGTAGGTCTGCTGGAATTCCTGTTATCTTAGCAATGCGACCATGAATCAGGGCTTTCGTGCTGTCTGGAATCTCTCCAGCTGCGGTTAGAGCCTTTAGTCTGGTGGTGGCGTGAACTACTTTTACGTAGTCATCGCTTGGAGTTAGAGATGCAACAATAGCTGCACTAGCTGCTGGAGATAGGTCTGGGTCGGACGCTATCCAAGCTGCCGCTACTGTTGGATCAATATTTACGCTATCTGGGTGGCCTGAAGGCAAAAACGAAGAGTAGCGTAGGGCGTCCTCGCTAGGCTCCATCGTGATTCCAGAAGCATAGTTAGCATACTCATTTAGGTCCCACAAAATGGCGTTAGGAAGCTCTGCTTTGTCTAAATAAGTGTTGTAGTGCGAGTATGCCGAAGCAGCCACAGACTCTAAGTCTCTCCTGACAAGCTGTCTTTCTTCTCCTACTAGGTCATTAACATCTGACAAAAGATCAGAAATTGCATACTCAGAGATAAAATTTCTCCACTCGCTCATTAGAATCCTTCTTTCGGAAGTAAGTCTGAGTCCGGACTATTGTGTAACTGTGTTGCTAACAGAGAAGCTCTTTCGTATGGGTCATCTCCAGCTTTTAGGCCACGTACCCACGCCGCTCTAATACTAGGAATTATATCATAACCCATTCCGGAGTACTCAGCTAAAGAGTGTATTGCATGCTCTGCCGACACGTATTGATCCTTGCCCAGCAATGCAATTTCCAGCTGAGAATCAATATAAGAGTCATATGAAGATGCAGTTAGTGCCGATGCATCCTTCTTTGACGATCTTGGGTGGCTAGCTGGAAGCAAGTCGTTATCTGTGGTGTACTTAGAGTTTTTTGGCTTTCCTGTTCTTAGCAAGTGAAGGAATGCATTTACTCTAGCCATAGCCCATGAGTTTCTATTTTGGTCTGGACGGTGCGAAGTCGAGAACGCTCCCGCCCCGCGGCGATAGACGGCTTTAAGGGTCTTTAGGCTAGTCTTCTTAGACGCTGTGTCTCCATACTTTTCGTTGTGCTTATCAGCCTTCTCTTGTAATGATGCTTCCACCTTCTTTGAGAAAGTAATAGATTTTCCTCCACCAGCAGAGCCTGAAGGGTTTTTGCTAGACCCCTTGATTTGGTCTTTCTTGGGAGCTGGCTTTGACCCCGCAGTTGCAGTTACAGTGCCGTCCGGTAAAACAGCGAAACGGCAAAGACCACCCTCTTCAGTTTCCGCAACAATAATCGAACATCCGTTAGGTGCCTGCCAGAAAATGCAGTTTCCACACTTAACACCAATCTCGGCGTTCTCGGCATTTTCTTTTGCAGAAGTGTAGCCAGCCCAAACGCCAGTGTTGTCGTCGTTGAATTTGCCGTGCTTTTCCACAATCTCAAGTAGTGCGTCTGCTAAGTCCTGTTCCTCTGGAACAAGCATTCCTGCAGCTTCGAGTGAAGCTCTGATTTCTTTTTCGTCTAGGTTCTCTAGAGGAGCCGAGTGTCCTCCGGAAGCATTAATTACTTGATCTAGATATGACATTTAGCGTACTCCTAAATATGCCTTAATCTGCCACTTCCACTTTGCATACATGTCAATGCGAGCAGCTAAAAAGTCCATTAGTCCCTGCAGGTCGCACTGCTCTGCCACCTTAAATGCCCCCATGTGGCAGTCGTAAAGAGTTTCCATTACTCGCAATGAAGATTGCAGCATGAATTGAGTTGAGGTTCCATCTAGTCGCTCTTCATTAATACACGATAGATCGCAGAAATCAGAGAGTAAGTATGGAGCCGGATATCCAACTTTTAAAATATTTTCAGCTAATCCATCAACCGAACCGTCAACATCAGAGTATAGCTCTGCAAAGAAGTGGTGCATCTCTCCAAAGTCTGGGCCAACCACATTCCAGTGGTAGCCGTGAAGAATGAATTTGGCATTTACAACATCAGCTAGCAAGTGAGCTAGCTTTTCTGCCATTTCTGGATTTGGGTGGTGCATATTATGCCTCTGGTTCTGCTAGTGGTGGAGCCGCTTCGGCTGGAGTGATTGGAGTTTCCTCGGCGGGGGCTCCAGCTGGGGCAGCTTCTTCGGCAGCGGGGGCTTCAGTGGCTGAAGGCTGTCCCTGTAGCAACTGGTCAATTTCTGGTGGAATAGGTGCCCCACCTTGAGCCATAGACTGCTGCCTGATCTGTCCCATAACTTCTGGAGCAACGGCATTTAGCATTGCTTCAGTTAGTTCTGGAGTAACCATTCCCTTAGAGATAATTAAACGAAGTGCAAGTTCCTTTGGATCTGGAGCATCAGCCTCCGAGAAACCATGAGACCTTCTCCAAGTGTCATAAGAAACAGCCATCTTGTCAAAGCCCATGTCTGCGTCAGCAGCTCGGTCATTACGAGTTGCAACTAGCGATGGGTCATACCAAATGCAAACTCTTCTTACCTCATCCTCTGGGTAGCCATTTGCAATAAGGTATGGGCGCAAGTACATAACGGTAAACGCATCAACAATAAGTAGCATCAGAGGCTCGATGTGCGCCTTGTAGAGGGCTTCATCGATTTGTAGTGCGTTGGAGTACTTAACGTTCGCAAGTCCCGTTACAACGTCCTTTGGAACGTCTAGGCCCTGCATGATGCGTTCTAGTACACGATCTGCACGCTGTGCAAGCGCTGGGTCGAAAGAACGCTCAAACTTAAACTGCTTGATCTTGTCACCAAGTTCTGCAGGACCACGAATGATTAGCGGAACAACGGCGCTCGCAGAGTCCTCATCCTTAATCGGAGTAGTCATTGCATCGATTAGCTGGTCTTCGAACTCGTCAGCTGCTTCTTCTGGATTAAAAGTTTCGTTGTAGTTGCCTTCTTCATCGTATGGATAGTCTGGATCGGGAGACGCGGCTACCGAAAGACCGTCTGGTAAGTAGAGTGCACCAGCGTTGAGGCGAGAGCGTGCAGTCGCACGGAATGTGCGGTTTAGAAGTAGAAGCTCGGCACAAAGATCGAGTAAACCGCGGAGTGAGCTGTCTGATTCCTGAGTATACCGGGGGTGTGAACGCCAAATGCGACCAACGAATGCAGTCTGAGGAAGTTTAATTATGTCTTTAGACCCCTGCGAGCTGAGGGATGCTCCACCAGAGCTAACATCTCGTCGAGGATTAATGATGTAGTTGCCTCTTTGGTCAACTTGAAGTTCATCTACCGAACGAACATCCCATGACTCTGGTAAACCAGATCCAACGCGCTCTGGAACTT